ACACACTAGAAAATAAATTACCCAGTTCCCCAATAATATAAATATAAAATTAAATAAAATAATAATAAAAGTTGTGGAAAATATAAAATAGAATGAAAATAATATAGAAAGAAAATATATAATAAAATTAATTAAAATAAATAAATGTAATATGAAAATGGAAATGTAAAATGAAAAGTAATTGGCAGATAAAATAGAAAATGAGAATAGTTATAAAAATATAAACAATAAACTGCCCTACACTAACTATACAATAAAATTAATAAAATGTAAATAAATATGCAGTAATTGTAGTGGAATTTATAGAGTAATTAGAGTGTTGACAATTGGAAAATTAAAGTGGAATGAAATTGGAATGAATGTAGGTAAAATCTTTTTTTAAGGGGTATAGAGAAGCAACTGTGAGTTATTCTGTAGGATTAAATAGTAAATAGGATAGTTAATACCTAAATTCTTTTCTTTGCTTATATTAAAAGGATGAGTGGGGTTGTGATGGAAGATATAAAAAAAGACTAGGTGGCGGTACCTAGTCTTAGGAAATGAAAAATAAAATTTTAAAACATAAAAGAAGTGAATAACTTCTTGACCTATATATAATATAACATATTTATACAGTTTTACAAAATCAAATTAAGTTATTCAGTAATTATAGTTTTTTCTTGTGGTTTATTAATGATTACGCCTTGACTTAATAATGATTCTATTTGTTCTTGTTCTTCACGTTTTGCATTGGTAGATAAGTCTAGGTCTGCTACTTCTACATAACCTTCAAACTCTTTTAGCTTGTCATACTCTTTGCCTTCTTTACCAAATATAGTGCTAGGGTCATATGGAATGTTTCTAACTACTTCAATGTAAGGTGTTTTAACCTTGTTATTGATATAGCCCCCGACCTTATTCACTACGCTATTGTACTCTGGTTGCATGAACGGTATATCGAATACAACGGGTACTTCTTCACGTTGAACTAATCCACCTTCTATTTTATCGGAATACACTTCTAACGTTACTTTACCGTTGTAAAGGTCTAAGAAATAGGCTAGGTCTATCATTTGCCCTATAACGTACGTTGGTTCAATCTCTATAGGCTCTGCATACGGTACATGCAATAGGCACTGTGTGTCTCTATAGTCGTAAATGTTGTGGTATGTTTCGGGTACTGTAATCGTACCTAAATCGAATTTAACTCGACTTCTCAACATGTAACGACTTGTACTCTCTAATGGATAGAATCCCATTCTTATTTTACTTTCTGATTCACTGATTAAATCATCTGTGAACTTCAGAGGGAATTTATAGACTTGATATATATAACTTCCCATATCTATCGGTAAATCTCCCTGTCCTTCTAAACCATCTGTCTGTGCCTTAGAGAAACGTTCAGAGGCTATATTTGATAAGATACCACTATCAGCGTAATAGATGTTAGCAAAGTCCGTAGAACTGTCTGTGATGTCTTCATCGTCATCACCTTTGTATGATTCTTTGGCACTTGCCTCAACTAAAATGATATACGTATCATAATCCCAAATCTCACTCATATTCAGCGTGAATACTGTATTATCATCATTGAAATACTTGGAATCACTGGCAGAGTTAGGGAGATATGTTTGTGTCGTACCTACGTTTAATTGTCTTGTTATGGTTATCTTGATTAAATCACCAAACTCAAAGCCTTCATCAGCTGTAAGCACTAAATCTTCATTCTCTTTAATATGCTTACCTGTGATGTTAGATGTAGCATTTTCTAGTCCAAGTCTTATAGAGGCTTCTTTTGGTGGTGGTATCTCTTCAGCATTAGCTATAACCTCAATTTTTTGTAGGTCATCAGTCCATACATCAGCTATATTTAAATAAAAGTCTATGCTGTCTTCACTGAAATATTCGGGGTTGTTTTTAGGTGTGTAATTGATTCGTTCGTTAATACCGTTACGTGTATAAACAACTGTCACACCATTTCTGAAATCATAGTTCTCTTTTGCAGATACTATAATCTCTTCATTACCTTGTACCTCTGGCAGATAATAATTAGTTACTGCATTAGATAACTGAATAGCATATTCTACGAATGATTCTGAACGTGCTTTAATATGAACACTTTCTAGGTCATCACGCCACTTAGTTTCCATTCGTAAAGCAAAGGTTTTACCTTCATCTCTAAAATACAGTTCGTTATCTTCAAGGTTGTAGTTACTTGTTTTATCGTTCAATGTAACCTCTATATTACCTTTAAACCTGTAATAATCCTTAGCACCTATTTCAATAACATCTGTTTTCTCTACTACATCTTTATCAAATTTTGAATATAATCCATCATCTAAATCATACGTATAGGTTACTACTTGCCCTACTTCTACTTCTGAAGTAGTCACGGTCATTGTGAGGTTTTTAGTTGTAGCTGTATCTCTGATATATTTTCTTGGATTGAATTCAACTTCTTGCTTACCTTGTACAACTGAACTTGGTACTGTTTCTGTATAGAATGGTGTTTCTAATTTAATTGTATCTAACACATAACCATCATTAGCAGTTACGGTAACTATTGTTCCTTCTTCTATATAATGGGTCGTTTTCGTAAAGGTAGCTGTGTCATCTTCGTTAATAAACTTTAAAGCCCAATATATTCCCATCTGTTATCCTCCTATCGTTACCAATATTGTGTTATTTTCAAACTCTACCTCTGTATCACTCTCATAAATGATATGCTCTTTACGTTCTTCAGCTCTGTAATCTCCACCATCAAAATATTCATTTGAATATTTAGAACGTGAAACGGTAGCATTAGATTCTAAAATATCTTCTTTGAATGATTCTAATACGTCTACTTCTAAACTTAATGTATTGATAGCTGTTGGATATACTTCAATATCAGTTATAAAATAATATCTTTCAAAGTCTGGTATATAAGCATAATTTACTTTTAGTTTCTCATTGTGTTTGATTTTAACGGTTGGGTTTATTTCATCTGCAATATCTTTAAAATTGATTTGAAATACCCTTTCATTTTCTAATACTTTGTTAATTGTGTTATTTGCATTTCTTGTATAATATAATCTTATTTCCAATGGTGTTCCCCCTTGCATTAAAAAAAGGGTAAGGGCTTTAAGTCCCCTACCCTTTCGGCTTTATCTATTTAGAAGCTGTTTTAGTTTTAGCTTGAGTTTCTGTTTGTTCTTGTCCGTCTGCTACAAAGAAAACAACATAGTTTTCGTTATTATCTACGAAATAGCCTACATCTGCTTTGTAGTAGTTTGTATAGAATTCAGCAGCTGCGTTATAGTTAGTTGTTACACGTTTATCTAGGTTTGCCACGCCCACTGCTTGAGTGTCGAACATTACACCTAAGATACCTGATGTAGTAACGTTTTCGTTGTTTGCTGTTTTAACACTAATTTTTGAAACGTCTTCGAAATCATAATTTTTGCCTGAACCTTGCCAATAAGGAACTGTTTCATGGTTTGGTAATGAAGTTAGTTCATTATGGAATACGTCTGAATTTAGGTATACATTTGATGAACTAGCAAAATCTGATAGCAATACGATTGATAAGTTTTCACTTGGTGTGAATCGTTCTTTGCCACCACCGTTGAATAGTGTTGAAATCTTAGTCATACGGTCTTTTTGTAAGCTAATCATGTATGAAGCAAATCGAATAAAGTCTGGGTCTTTATAAGACTCTTTAGCTGTTAGGCTAGTTCCTTTTTGCTCATTGTATAAAGCTAATAGGTTAATAGCACGTACACCTGATTTAGATAAATCATTTCCTAATTCATCAGCTAACGTGTCAGCTGTCATAGTGTTGATAGTTTTCATAACTAGGTTATCTAATTTAATAGTCATAGCATTTTCAACTTGGTTAAATAGCATAGATAAGAATCCGTTTAACTGTTCACGGTTAGAGAATGATTCTTTAACTTGTAATTCAGTAAATGAAATAGGAATTTCAAAAGTTACCTTACTGTTGAAGAATTTAGCTGATACTTTCGGTTGATAGAAAATATCTTGTTTGTATTGTTTACCGTCTTCTAACTGCCAAGATTCGTTTTCATATGCTTCAGGAATATCTGCACTAATTTTTTCTAAGATAGAACCGAATTCCCATGAGTCCATAACTACGCTTGGAATATTACCTTTATAAACTCGGTCGTTAAAAATAACCTTACCAATGTGGTTTACTAATTTCTTTACGTAATTATCTACGTTGTCTGTGTCTACAATCTCTTTACCAACGTCTACTACGTTTGATAAATCTTCTTTAAAAACGTCTTCTCGACCTAATACTTCCCCTACTGATTTATTCATCAGTTCATATATTTGTTGTACTCTCATTTTTTTAGCACTCCCGATTTTTTAATTTATTTTCTAATCATATATAATATAGCAAAACTTTTTAATAATTTTATATTGTTATTATATTTAGAACATTAAGCTACCTACTAGCTGTACAGTATCTTTAAAAACAACCTCTTGAATAACGTCTTGGTTTAATCCGTCAATTGCTTTTTGTCTGTCATCTAGTCTGTTGCCTAAGTTACCCCTTTGTTCTTGGTGTCTATCTCTAAGGTTGTTATTTTTACCTTCATTCTGTGTGTTGCCTGTACCTTTATTAGTGTCTTGTTCAGAATCTACAAACTCATCAGAATTGTAACCTGTAACACTGTGTGTAGATGTATCATCATTACTTGAAGTAACTGTAGATTCTTCTGTTCCATCATCTTGAATATTTTCATCAGTGATTAAAACATAACTATCAAGGTCTACCTCTTCTTTATATATCTCATACAAATTAGTCCATTTCTGATAGTACAATCCGTATAGCATAGAGGCTATTTGTTTCATATTTTCATCTGTAACTTCCTCACCTACTATGTGTTCAATAGGGGAAGAAATATCCCTATTACCGTAAAAGGTAATGAAGGATAAATCAATAGTTTTAATATCCAATACCTCTTCAAAAGGTAAAGCTTGAATATCGTTCATATACTCAAATAATCCCTTACCTTTTTTGTATAAGTCGAATACTTTTAATTGCTTATGATTGTGTATCATAAATTTAATCCCCCTATACTATTAAATGTCTAATTCGTCTTCTTCTAAAGGTGTTTCATTATAGTTGTCTTGTGTGTCTGCTGATTCTCCGTCTTCAGTTTCAGCCTCTTGTACTTCAGCATTATCTTGTGAAGTTTCTTCAGCTGTTTGGTCTACAGTGTGTTCATCTTCTTGTGGTGTTTCTGATACTGGTTCTGCTGTAGGCTCTGCCTCTGCTGGTGATACCTCTACTTCTTGCTCTTCGATTTGTGTATCTACTACACCATCTTCAATTTGTTTCAAAGTAAATAAACCTTGTTGGTTTGCAAACTTCAACATTTCTTTACCTTCTAAATCTTGTTCTGATAAATCTCTGATATTCATGTTATTGCTCCTTTACTTTTTCTTTATTTAAATTTGCTAAGCCTTCTATAATTTCTTCAAAGTCTAAACTAGAATGTAACTCTTCATCACTTTGTTCAGTATCTTCTACTAACTCTTCTTTATGTTCTATCAATGGTTCATCTAATGGCTCTGTTTGAGTTTCTTGACTTGCTTCTTCAACTGTTTCAGTTGGTTCTGCTTCTTCTTCCTGTCCGATTGATTCATCATCTTCAAATGTATCTGAATTAGCTTCCAGTTCAGAGAATCCCAAGTCTTCTTGGCTCTGTTCATCTGCTTGTTCCAAATACTCACTGTCTATGCTTTCCCCTTGATTAATTCTATAGTCCCAACTAGAGTTAAACTCTACAGATATATCAGTTCCATATTTTTCATTAATCTGTTCTAATGCCATTCTTCTATGTTCTAGCATGTTATCTACTAACGGATATAGGTTGTCTGAATTCATTTCGACTTCAGCAGAGTTAAGTCTTTCACGTTTCATGTTGTAGTTAGCATTTAAACCTATCTCATTGTACATACTAGCTTTTAGATATTGCTGTAACTCAATCAGTTCAGTAATGCTAGAACCTCCTGAACTGTTCATAGGATTAGTTTGTAGTGAATCAAATAACTTAGATTCAAAAATGTAACCTAGTTTACCTTCTTCTAATTGTTTCAAATACTTTTTAGCAGAATCTGCTGTGTTGTCATCAGCAACACTAATTAAATTATTCACACGTTGTGAAATGCTTGCTAAAGTCATAGACAATTCATTCTCATTCATGATTGAACTGTATTTAGCAAATGTAGGTATTAAACCTAACATCATACTATCGTTACGCATTAAAACTACGTCTCTATCAATTGTTAGTGTTTCGTTATAGTTTAAAGCTGGATTAGAAATAACCATTGTTGTTGGTCTTCCGTAAACGTCCTGTTCTCCACCTAGTCCACCATAGAAAGCGTAAAGTTCCCCATTCACTTCGGTTACACCTGCAAAACCATTTGTTTGTAATAGTCTTTCAAGTTCAATTGGTGGTAGTGTCTCGGGTAGATTATGATATTTAAACATCAATAAGCTACGGTCTAACATATACATGACTTGGTTACGTGTGTTTCGGTCTTTTTCTGTTCTGTCGAAAGGTATGCCATGAATACCGTTATAAATTCCCCAATCGTATTGGTTTGTCATTCTGTTGTTACTCCCCTTTACATTCCACTACATACTTTTAAGTAGTTGTTTATGCTATCCCCTACGGAATTATCTTGATAAAATACCTTGTCTATATCAAAGAAGTATTTTATATTACTCTCTAGTTTGTTTTTTGGTCTTAATATGTTTCGTTGGTGTGTCATTTTGTGACTGTATTCCAACGAATAAACTAAATCATCTTCATTCTTAATCGGTGTTGTTTTATCGTGTATGAACGTAAACATTTCCCCGTCTTTATGAATAATTTCTGCTTGATAAATATTATCGTCAAACTTAATGAAATAAATAAATTCAATGTTTGAGTAGTTATATTTAACTGGTAAATGAGGGTATAAATCTAACTCCCAACTACCACTCGTAATCATATTCAATTTAGGGTTATCAAAAGCAAAGTACACGTTACTATCCTTCTTACTCTTTGTAGGTGCTGTATATTCAACTGCAACCTTCAAATCACTATTACCGTACGTGTAAACTTCAATTGTTCCTTGTTTCATATCTTGAACACGTGAAAGCCCCATTTCTTTAAAGTAAGGGCTATATTTGTTTACTGTGTTACCTAACATAAATATAGTTACGTCTTTTCTTTGTCTAACGATTGTCGATACTGTATTCATAAATAGAATAAATTCATCTTGTAAATAACTTCCCCTAGTCATAAACTCATCAAATAGAATCGTTTTAATATTAGGGAATGAAATTGATTTATTATGTTCTGTATCTGATAAAGCAAAAGCATGGGCAAATATGTCGGATTCATTATATAAAGCCTTTCCGTCTTCATCATAGTTACAGAAATAAAATTTACCTGCATAGTATTTAATACCTTCATATGCCCCATTTGATAGTTCATAGATAACGTTATCTTGATTAAGTGATGAAAACATATCACTAGCACGTTTACCTCTTATATCTTCTTGCCAACGTCTAACTATCGCAAGTTGTCCACCGTTACCGTTGAAATACTCATTTATAGCATGTTTTAAAGTACCGTACGTTTTACCATTGGAACGTTCCCCTATAACCATATTGTACTGGGCTTTAACAGATAGAATATTATCTAAGCTATAATATCTTTGATTCTTTGCCATGATTCGTACCACCTTTATTTTTCTTCACTATATAATATAGCAAAACAAATCAGTGGCTTTATAATGACGTTATAATATAGCCTTTTTCTGCATTATCTATTATTTCTTTAGCTATTAATGGCAAACTTAAAGTAAAATGTGTAGGCTCTAAATGAAGCCCTGAGGGTGCTTTTACTGCTACTGTGTTGCCTTGATAATCTGTAATGTTAGCTAACTGTTCTTTTTCGATATAGTAATGAACTAGCTTACCTGAATACTCATCAGGAACATATAAATAATTATCAAAGTTCTCAAATACATTTTCGTTAGTTCCAAACTCTTGTTTTAGATATTTCACACCGTCTTTTTTGTTTAAACCTGAAAGTGTTATTTCTAATTCTTTACTGTCTTTATGTTCTACTAGATAACGTTTAGCCCCTAGTGTTTTAAATTTAGAATAAGTTCCGTCAACTTCCCAAATGCCTATAGGTTTAATTTCCCCATTGATATTTTCGGGTGCTAGTCTTTGATAGTCTAAGTTATAGTGTTCACACATAGCCTGAACTTTTTCAGTTATCATATTATTGTAGTAATAGATAAAGTCATAATGATTTTCTATATTCTCTAACTTAATAGAATCAGTATCAGAATAAACATAATCATTTCCAATGTTCACGATTCCGTCCCATAGGTTCCTTCTTGCGTATGCCGATACAAAAAGCCCCCATGGATAGTATAGAAATCGGTTCTTATCGTGATTATATCTGTTTATTTTTTCATTTATGTTAGCTTCTTCTAGTTCCCAATCGTCTAAGTTTTCATCATAAACTACATCATCTTTTACTATGTCAGTGACTGTCATGCCATACACTGCGTTTAGCATGCTCTTATTTAGATAATATTCTAATTCCTTACCTTTTATACCTTTTAGCTGTGTTTTGTCTTCATATAGCTTCATAATTGATTTTATGATTGGTTTAGGTAGGTAGTCATTGTAAAAGTAATACATGTTAGCAAACTGTATTTCGTCCCATTCGTAAGTTTTTTCTATTACATCAAAATCAACATCAGTGATAGTTAGAATCAATTCATCAGCACTGAATACACGTCCATTGTGTGTTATCGGATTAGAGATATATTCACAGTTGCTTTCTGAAATATAGCTTTCATAATCGTATTCTAATTTGTTCATTGGGTTTATTAGTTTGATTGTAAATACTAGATTTAAGTTAGTATTGTTAAAGTAATCCCTAAAATTAAAATCAGGGTCGGACACATCAACTTTAAACGGTTTACTCATAGGGAATTTTTCACTAACCATTACGGCAGGATATGAAGAGGTAATATCAATTGAGGTTACATTCTCTAATGTCTGCCCTAGCTTTCTAGCACTAGCATGTACATATCCGCCCATGAAAGCATTTCTGCATTGTTGATATGATTCAGCTGTTAATTGTAATACGTTCATAATTCGTTTATAGCTGTTGTATTTGTTATAGCTTCTAATAGGTTTACCGAATATATTTAAGTCATCAGGTTGTACCTTGTAACACATATCCCTAACGTATTTTCTTACACGTCCAGTATTAGTAAAAGGTACCCTAGTTATGTTATAATTGTAGTATGCAAATTGCTCATTAATGTAATACAACAATATTAAAACATCATGTTTAATGTAGCCCCATTCTTTAGCTGTTAGTTCTGTGTTGTGATGTCTTGTAAGGGTATAATCCAAGTCCCCTTTTAACTTCTCAATATCATGAAAGGCTAAGTTATTGGCTACAGTGTTTAAATCACTGCCTGATAATCGGTAAGAGTCCCTAAACTCTATACCGAAGTCATTAAGTGCTACTAATGGCTGTCGTTTTTCAGGTGCAAATATGTGTGTCCAATTAAAATATTTACGCATAAACTGAAATTCGAAAGCTAGGTTATGAACGTAACAGACTAAACGTCTTTCTTCGTTTAGTTGGAAGTGTTCTTTTAGGTCTCGGCAAAGTTCTAAAAATTCTTCCCACGTTCTACCGTAATACATGAAATTTTCATTTCTCAATCCTAGACACCAAGCGTACATGAAAGCTATCGGCTCTTGTGTATCTGTCTTGGTGTTTGTTGTTTCTATATCAAAAGCACATTCAATATTAATGTATTCTATACCGTCTTTTTTGTAGGCTTTTTGTCTTTTCAATGATGTTAGGTCATAAGTCATTTATTCCACTCCTTTGTTACATATTTTTATCTTCTCGGCTCTCCCCCACGTGAAAAAGTACCTCTTACATTTGAAATGTTTTTAGAATCTAAGTTTGTATCATTTTTCATTATGTTATCCATTATGGCTTCAGGGTCTTCTGAATCAATAGCATCAGGGTTGTTCTCTAAATATTCTTTAACCTTTTCAACAACTTCTTCAGAATCTTCGACCTTCATATTATCGTATTTCTGTTGTAATTTGCTTACTATCTGCCAGAAAACACGTGAGTTGGCTATTAGTTCTTTAGTGTTCTTATATTTGATTCCAAAGGCTGCAGCTGTTTTCTTTAGGTAGTTTCTCGACTTCTTAACTCCTCCAGTTTCAGCATTGTTAAATCGTTGTATCTTGGCTAATTCCTTACGCATAGCCTGTACGTCCTTTTTGGTGTTTCCCCCTGCTGTTGAGTACCTTTTTCGTCCATTGTTGTTTAGGTCACTCATTTCTTGATATGCAGGCATTCCTTCCAGTCCGTTGCGTTCCATTGCCTTTAGTTTCTTGTTTGCGTTCCTTGCTTCTTTTCTAAGCTGTTGCTTTAATACCTTGAATTCGGGTTCAGCTAAGAATTCCCCTTTTCCTGCTGCCTTCTTTATCCCCTTCTCAACTGCTTTTATCTTTCCTGCCATTCAATCACTCCTATTGTTTATATAATTCAAATACGTTGTTAATGAAAAACTGTTTCAAGCTATCATCTGCCTCATCATAATAATGTAGCAAATATATAATACTGTTTGCATGACCACGCTCAAAAGCATTTACATTACTCATTTTAAGTTCTCGTTCTCTTGCAAATTCAGTCATACTCATGTTCATATAGTCCACTCTAAATTTCTTACAGAATTTACCTATACCCTTAATCACTTCATTATCTGGTTTCTTCATTGTTTCTAACATGTTATTCACTCCTCATAATTAATATAGCATTACTGCATTTTAGTTACATAAACTATTTCTATGTAATGTCATTATAACATACTTTCTTTCATTCACAAAATATAATGTAGTTATACCCCTTAAAAAAAGATTTTACCTACATTCATTCCAATTTCATTCCACTTTAATTTTCCAATTGTCAACACTCTAATTACTCTATAAATTCCACTACAATTACTGCATATTTATTTACATTTTATTAATTTTATTGTATAGTTAGTGTAGGGCAGTTTATTGTTTATATTTTTATAACTATTCTCATTTTCTATTTTATCTGCCAATTACTTTTCATTTTACATTTCCATTTTCATATTACATTTATTTATTTTAATTAATTTTATTATATATTTTCTTTCTATATTATTTTCATTCTATTTTATATTTTCCACAACTTTTATTATTATTTTATTTAATTTTATATTTATATTATTGGGGAACTGGGTAATTTATTTTCTAGTGTGT